GCCTTCTTTTCAATCATACATACATCAGGCATAAACTTCATATACATTTCTTTTGCCAGTCTTCTTAACTCAGGATATTCAAATCTGCCCTTGATGTTTGACAGCAAGATTAGATTTGAAGCATAGTCTTCAGTACCATCTTCATAATCTTCCTGCATTGAAAAGATACCCCATGTCTGGATAACGCTGTAGTCAGCCGTTGTCTTGGTTGAAAACGCAGTATCGTAAGTCTGGATTACAAAGTCACAGCTAGGCGGGTCGCCATACGGCCAATCCTGTAGCCACTTACGTTTAATCAGCCCACCCTCTTCAGGTGAGGGGTTCTGCATGTAAAGGCTTTCCCAATACTTACTGCCATTGCTGTTTCTGATTTCTTCTTCATCAATACGTAATAGCTCATCCGGCTTCCATTCAGGAAAGTAGGAAGACCCTACGGGTAGGCCAAGCAGTTCACTTGCAGGTTCATCCAGCCATGCAGGAATACTGACTACTTCCCATGGCAATGAATACTCCAAGTCATTTTCTAACTCTTGCTTTAGAAGCCAACCACAAAGGTCATCAAAATGGTATCGGGTGTTGATAATAATAATTGAACCGTTAGGCATGATACGGGTTCGTAGACCTGAAGGATACCAATCTTTAATATACTTTCTACCACTTTCTGAAAACGAATCCTCTTCTGACATTACGTCATCTAGAATTGCAATATGTGCACCACGACCTGCGATCTGTGATCTTACACCCGCAGCGTAGTATGAGCCATTAAGATTTGTTTTCCACTTACCTGCTGCCCTAACGTCAGCCCTTAGTGTAACACCCTTAAATATTCTTTGGAACTCTTCAGTGTTAACTACATCTCTGACAGTACGTCCAAAGTCTGATGACAATTGGTCACTATGGGAAACTGACATAATCTCATGGTTAGGTGAATTACCTATGTACCACGCAGGGAAAAGCTTTGAACATATAACTGACTTTGAACTACGTGGTGGCAGGAATACCATCAACCTTTTGGTCTTGCCTTCATACACGTCTTGCAGCTTTTGAGAAAGAACTTCAATGTGCCTACCCATTTTCCAGTCAGATACCAGCGTAGGCGCAAACATTCTTACAAAGGTCAGAAAGTCATTCTTTGCATTTGCCATTGCCAACTGTTCAAGTGACGATGAATGCTCTGCAAAGGTTCCTACCCTACCTAGTTCTTCATAGTCTTCTGGAAAACTACTTGTCATAAAATGTACCCCACATCATCATCACTACAATATACCCCAACCATGACAAAGTTGGCAAGTAAAAACACCACCTCAAAATGACAAATAAGATAGGCAAGGATGTTTTTATTCTTTTCATCATAAAAAATAGATTACCATAGTTGCACATTGTTGCAAAGCATGATATGCTAGGCGAGTCACTGAGGGGGTCTTATAAGATATATAGAGATATATAGAGACTTATATAAAGATTAAAAAAGATAACAATAATAATATATATAAGAATCTAATAAGAGTCTTATTAGATAGGCGAGGCTCCGCCCCAATTCATCATCATGATACCACCCCTGTTTTTTTGGTCTATATGTCACAGGGGTATATTATATATATGTGTGCGGCGCGATTTTTTGGGTGGGGTGTGTCTTTATAGACACACTAGATTCTGGAGGATTCTATAAAGAATCCTTTTTGTTTGCAGAAACAACACATAGTGTTGCTAAATGGCAACAACTCTGCCTCTAAAGAGGCAATGGAGAGACGATGTAGACCTAAAAGGTCTAGAATATCACTCTCTTTGTCTCTTAAGTGTGGTATATATACCACTCTAGAGACAACCAAGACACCCCCTAACCCATTGTATTTCATACAATATCTCCCCAAATCTCTCATGTGTTGCCTTTCAGCAACACTGATGAGATTATTCACAGCGCGATGAACCCGAAGGGTTGACAGTGATGAACCTTTAGAGATACCACTATGGCTCTCATTTATGAGAGACATAGATGGTTCTCTTAACAACTCTGAAGGACGACGACGATGGTTGAAACGATTTTGCTCTACAGCATAGCGGTAGCTATGGTTATGGTTTTTGGCTTTGTTCTGTGGAACGCTTTCGCAGCAACCGATGCAATGTTTAACGCTTCCAGCGTTTCAGAGAAACGTAAAGTCAACCGAAAGGTTGAAGCGATGGCAACGGAACGACTCCGCCATCGTCGGGCCATGCGCCGCATCCGTAACCGCCGTCGCTAGGCCGCTTGACAACCCTTAGAGATACCACTATGTACTCTCATTTATGAGAGACATAGATGGTTCTCTTACCAACCCCAAAAGGACACCGAACGATGGTAACTATTGCTGAAGCAATCAACGAGATCAACTTCTACAGCAAAAGCTTTACAGCTTTTACAAGCTGTGATAGTGATGACCATATTGACATCCACACCAATGATGGTGATTATGTCACCACCATTGAACTCTGTGAAGCTGAAAGCTTCCTAGCCTAGAGGAGATTGACTAATGGCTAAAACAGCAAAGCTGACCTTCCGTGTAAATGCTCGTTCCCCGAAGTATGGCTATGGCTTCCATTCCATTAACAATGGATGGCGGCTTGACATCCCTTGGCATAGCCTGACCGTCTTTGACGGTGGCAGAAAGGGCAAGGAAACCATTCGGTCTAGCCGTTCAGGACTTCGCTGGATTGTTGAAAACAATCGTAAGCGTCGGGTTCGTATCAGCCATAACGTAGCAGCATAAGGCGAAACAGGGAGTTAATCCCTGTCTGGCGGTGAAGCCGTCACTGATGAGCCTATCACTGAAAGGAAACAAACTATGTTTGTTCGTGACCAAGGAATGATTGAAGCCTTTGCAAAGCAAAGCCCCAAGAACACTGAAAGTGTAGCAGTGTTTGTCATTGCGTCAATTCGCACTCAGCTTGTGACGCTTCCCCGCATCATGAAGACCTACCGGAAACGTGGCAAGAATGGATTAGCAGAGCTAATGCCAAAGCAGCGTGAAGGTATCCTGTATGTCCGACAGAACCGTGACTGGCTCTACAATCTTGTAGAGAACTATCGCAATGGCGGTATCTCAACTGAGGAAGTTCTGTTAGAACTACAGCGCATCCCTTGCATTGGTTTGGTGAAGGCAGGTTTCATGCTTCAGTGCCTTACAGGCAAGGTTGGCTGTCTGGATTGCCATAATCTGAAAGAGTATGGTTACAAGGAAGGTTCGTTCAAGCTTTCCCACAACAAGCATACCGAAGGTAATCTCAGGAAAGTCCGCAACTACGTTGAAACTTGTGAGAAAATTGGTGGCTCTGAGTTCCTTTGGAACCAGTGGTGTGAGGGCATGGCAAACCGCTATCCCAAACACTTTAGCGATGCTAACGCTGTCTCATTCCTTCACACCGATGCCATACTTGGCATCAACTAATTCGGAGATTGTCCAATGTGGACGTATGCAATTGAAGACAATGGCTTCAATAGAAGCTGTGATGTAGTAGTCATGTATAAACTGGAAAAGGTTACGATTGTAACCGTTCCAGACTTTGAGAGGGCAGTAGAGTTTGTACTGTCGCATCAGGAATACGTTCGAGATGGGATACCTACCTATGACTGACAATACCCACAATGGTTGGACAAACTACGCCACTTGGCGTGTCAATCTGGAATGTTTCGATGGCATGGATTCCTGTAAAGGAATGACTGCTGAAGAATGTGAAGATGTGGTGACAGAACACATCTATCGTCAGTCTGAAGGACTGGCCTATGATTATGCTATGGCCTTCCTTTCGGAAGTAAACTGGCATGAGATTGCTGTACATCTTTCAGATGAGGACTGAGATGAAGAAAATTGTCCATATAAATCAGCACGTTATTCGGTCTAATGCGAAGACGGGTGAGCGTGAGCCAGTCATTACGGTCAAAACGTACAAGTCAAATGACTATGCCCATGAGGTAACGATTGAAGGCCCATGTAAGATCGTTTATAGTCCTGACAAGCCTTTGTCCTGTGGGGCAAAGGTCTGGATTGAAACTGAAAGCGAGGTACAAATCAATGGCTGAGTTTAGCATACATAATGTCACAGACATTAAGGTGAGTGATCGTTCACATACCGATCCTAACACTACCTTTCAACCCTTTCGGGTTTTTACGGTAACGGTAACGGATGGGAAAGGTGTTGAACACGATGTAAGGTTCTTTACAAACAACCTTGATCTGGAGATTTCCAATGCAAAGCAAACTCTTTAGCGTTAGCTATGACTCAGAGGCTGAGTGCTGGATAGTTGAAACAGGCTCTGCCTCTTACTATCTGAACAACAGAACGTATGAACAGGCAATCGAGTTTGGTGATCGAATCACCAAGAATAGTAAGGAGCAGTCTAATGACTGATAGCAAATGGCTTG